ATATATTACTTTCTTTATTATTTATATTTTCTATAATATCTATATTAGTACTATCTATATTAGTGTTCACTTTTTGCGGTTTTTGATGTTCACTTTTTGCGGTATTCGTTGCGGTTTCTATTGCGGTTATCTTTGCGGTGTTCTTATAACTTGGAACATAATCACTGTTTTTATATTTCAAAGTCATTATCTTATTATCAGGGTTCTTAGTTTCTTCAAGTGAGTATTTTTCATATTCCAACATTTTGTCAAAATTCAACTTATAGTAATTGGCTATCTTCTTGCATTTATTACCACCACATTTAACATCAACTAAGCCATTAGTATATAATGTATCAATAGTGACAATAACCAAATTTTTTGAAAGATTGGATTCTGTTTGAAGGTCTGAATTAGAGCGAAAGAAATATCCGTCCTCATTAGCATAACATGAAGATAATTGAATTAATGTGAATAACATACTTCTGCAATTGTTATCCAATAGCATCATCAATTTAGTTGGTACGGCTGTAAATTGATAAGAAATTTTTGCTGTTGAATCAACAGCATTCGTTTTTGAATTTTCCATTTTGATTTTAGTATTATTGTTGTGGCATGGAATCCACTTATTTGTTTAAGTTGTTTGATAAGTATTGTTTTTAAATTAAAGGAATTAAGGGAATGGTTACAATACTAAAAAATCACCATTCCCAAAGAGCTTGCAATCTCTTTCCTTACATAAATAAATATCTGATTAACTTCAAAAGTGAAGATGTTTGTATAGAATAATCATCTATTTTTGCAAATATACAACCTACATAACAAACTTACCACTTTCTTAGTACCTTTTTTGTACATATTTGAACTACAAATTGTAGTCCAAATTGTAGTTCAACACACATTATAACAAATCATTCCTTAAATAATATTCAAATAAATCTATATTTAAACTTATCTGATACTGATTATAAGGTTCTATAACGTATTCTTTAGGTAGAATATCCTTTTCTTTCAAATATTCCATAATACTTACATAATCATTAACGCAATATTTCCCGTCATACTGTTTGTATATGTTTATAAAATTATCAACTAAATTCTTCATTATCTCAATCACATTTAATTCTAAACTTGCAATCCAAGTTCTTACAGCAATAGCCCTGCAACTTGTTTATTTCAAGTTTATTATTCATTATTTGGGTTTGAAGATTTACGATTATCCCCCTTAGATTATCAAGTTCTTTCATAAAATCATCAATTTCTTTTTGTTTGAAATCCAACTTTTCTTCCAAAGTGGCAATCTGCTTCAAACACCATTCAACACGGCTTTTGTATAAATCATCAGTTGAATTATCAATTTCAACTAATTCTTTACGTACATTCAAATCTCTTTCATCTTGAATCTTTGCATCTTCCTTTCGTTTAGTCCACCATTCTTTAATAAGAGGGAATAACCATTTATTTGCAGCAATCCACGCTATAACAGAAGATATACCTGTTACCAAATAGGCTAATATAGTTCCAACTGTTACTTCCATCATCTTCTTCCACAATTACAAGTTTTATTTTTATGTTTGAAGTATATACCACTTTCAAACTTTTTGGTTGCTGAACCTTCACTATATGTATCTTTACAGGCACATTCATCACTTGGCATCCAAAGGGGGTAACTTAACCTACACTTACATAAATAATCAATCAGTTGCGAAGCCAACACTTCTGCATCATTTTTAAGCCAACTTCTAAGTTGGGCTATATCTTTAATATCAACTGCTTTGGAATTCTCTGATTCTCGCACTGTAACACCCTTATTCAATACAGTAGCCCATTTGAAGGGCAACCCCTGATATACAGTATAGAAACTTAATACAGGTGCTATCTTAATTATTAAATCACCATTTTCAGGGGTTAAAGTATTGGTACTGATTTGTTGTTTAAGTTCTTCAGATAAAGCAGTTCCAATAATAGGTTCAATATACAATTCCTGTGCAATTGAAAGATATGGAATAAATTCGGTAATAACAGTGTTATCCGTTACAGGTGAATGAAGTTTAAACAGTGCTTCATTAATCAATACAATTGGTTGGTATGTGTTCTTTGCCATTAGTTTACAGTGTTTGTTTCATTATTATTTTCTTCTGAATCAGTTTCAGGTGTAGCAGCTTCGGCAATCTTAGCAATAACATCTAATTCTTTTATTTTCAATTTACCTGTATAACCGTTCATTATTACAAATTGATTTAAACAGTCCAATATATTACGTCTTAGCTGTTGGATAACCGTATAATTATATAATATATAAGCATTTGTTATTTCGTTTGCGTTTCCGCTTAAATTACCTGAACCACTGATACCTGCAAGTGTCGGGCTTGTTAATCGGTGTGCAGAAATGATTTTCTGAAATATAACATCATTTACATTATTATATAAATCTGCATTTTGACTTGCTGAAAATGAAGTAACAACAGGTTTTACTTCTTGACTTTCACCCCAAAGAACCATAAATGAATTCGCACCTTCCGTACCACAAAAGTTACGTTCCATATCTGCCTGAAATGCTTCTTTTTCTTCATCTGAAGGATTTGCAGGCATGGTTATAATCGTGGAAGGGGTAAACCCGTTATTGATTGAATTACGGTAAAATTTGGCTAATAAACCATCTGCTTCAACATAATCAATTGCGCTGTAATAACTTGGTATTGGGTAATAATCCAACCCTGCTGTATAATCTTTATAGTAGTACAAATATCGCTCACCCTTAGAAGGTTGTTCTGTACCCCACGCTTTAACAGGTACAGGCGCGGTTCGTCCTGCTGTCTTAGTCCAATCATTTGAAATATAATAGTTTAATATAATTCCATATTCGTTGAAGTCACCACATCTTACTTTGCTAAAGTCTGTATGATATAAACTGAAAGAAGTACCATTTTCGTTTACTATCACTTGGAAACAGAAGCCACCGAACATTACATAATCTTTTGTAATCTTTTCTGTAAATGAATCCCATGTATCAGTTTGGTTTGGCGTTCCAAAATAGCTTTCAGTTTCATCAATACCATCACCCAATATATAAGTAACCTTGTTATCCAAGATAGCCTTATTAATGGCTGATTCGTTATTAAGATTGATAATCCGTTGTGGAAAGTCGTTATTGTCACCATAATTAACCCAATTCTTATATTTTCTGAAGTTGGGAAATGTAGGTGTTTGGCTGTTTAATTTTATGTTGGTATAGCTAAGTTTTATATTTTTATTTGTTGCCATTTATTTCTTTTTATCAAAAGATAAAAACAGGCAAAAAGAAAGGTGGTAGGTTTCAATTCCTTACCACCTTATTATTAGTCTAATATTCCAATAACATTATATCCTTTTTCTCGCCATACAGCAACAGGTTCATCATAACCAACAGTTGTGTATAACCTTATATATTTTGTTCCTGTTGTTAATGTTTCCGAATGATTGGCAGTCCACAACATACTTTCAGCATCCCAAGCTGTGCAATTTTCCAAATTGAAATAATCAGCAGTACTTTTACCCAAATTGGTTATATAAAGTTTTTTCAATAGGTTGAAAGTTGCAGGGCTTGCAAACAACCTTGTTGTACTATTTATATCGGTCACTGAACTTAAATCCAATCCATATACAGCTTCTAATTTAGAATTCTGTCTGAACATATTAGACATAAATTTGCAGTTGGATGTATCTAATTTGGGAACACTAATTAGTTCATAACAGCCACTAAACATATTTCTCACATCTGTTAATGTAGAACACACATTATTAGTATCTTCTGCAACATTAGTAAGATATGGCTCATTAACAAACATACCACCTAAAAAGCTAAGATTGTTTACCAAAGGCTTATTACCCCAACTTACCACTTCCTTAATATAAGAATTAGCAGAAGATTGATTGGTTATACATATATCTTCTTTATCACTGTCTATTTGAACCAATAATTCAGTATTTGGTAAGTAGTTAAATGACTTGCTGACAACACCACTACTGTATTTCATTACAGTTCCTTCACCCCAATTAACGGTAATGGTTTCACCACTTCTTATATAGATTGGAAGTGTGGAAGTAAATTCACCTGCTTTAGCAAGTATGTTGAAAATCAGACCTTCACCGATTGGCAAAGGTTCTGATTTGTTTGATATAAATTTCTTTTTAATTATTTCCATAAGCTATATAAGCACCATACCATTTATTATTATTGTAAGTAAATAGAAATTCCATTTCAACGCCATCAGTAAATTCACTTGGTGCGGCTTTCCATATTAAAGAAGATGGAAATGTTACAGTATAGTTTGAATTTACAGTAAATGAAAAATCAATTACTGTATATTTGGTAACAGTCGGTAATGATATTGTTGTATTACGGTTTATTATCGTATGTTGTAATCTATCATTACTCAAAGCCAATATACCTGTACCTGATACGGTTTGTTCAATTAAAGTATAATCAACCATATTCTGAATATTGGTGATTATATTTCTAATATCAGAATCATCATAATTGGTTAATCCTTCCAATTTGGTTTTTAATGCGGTTGTAAAGTCATTTGTTGAAAGTCCTTTACCTTCCACTTTATCAACTTTGCCTGATACTTTAGAATCCGTTTCATATTTAGTATAATAATTAGAAAGGTCAACTTCACCACCTGTAACGGCTTCATCAATTTTGGCATCAACTTCTGATTTGGTATAAGTGTTTCCAATCAGGTTTCTTAATTCTGAATCATCATAATTGGAAAGTGAAGCAAGTTTACTTTTTTCAGCAGTAGTATAATCTTCTGTACTTAATCCTTTACCTGACACCTTATCAACTTTAGTTTCAATTTTGGTATTCAATTCACTTTCAGCATTAGTAGCACGTGTTACTTCAGCATCAATCTTGGTATCTAAAGTGGCATCAGCAGTTTTATATGCAGTGTCTAAAGCACTGATTGCATCAGCATTTACTTTTTCAGCAGCTTTGGCACGTACTACTTCTGCTTCAATTGCTGTTTTGTTGGCTGCAATATCATCTTTAACAGTGGTATCATCATAATTTGATAGCGAATCAAGTTTTGTTTTATCAGCACTTGACATAACACCTGATTTTGATACAGTTGCAGCATTCAATTTTGATTGTGTAGTTCCACCGCCCCATTTAGCTTGAAAAACCGTTACATCAGCTTCATTACCAACAAAACCTACACCCGATAAAACACTATATGTAGAATCGTTATAATCGGAATAAATATAATTTTTATTTGTTCCGATATTTCCCGTTTGAACTGTTGGAATCTTGGCATCAAGTGCAGTTTCAGCAGCAGTGGCACGTTCAACTTCTGCTTCAATTGCTGCTGTGTTGGATGCAATATCAGCCTTTACAGTTGTATCATCATAATTATGTAAAGATTCAAGTTTTGTTTTTTCTTCAGTTGTATAATCTTCTGTACTCAATTGTTTACCATCAACCTTATCAACCTTGTTATCTAATAGGGTATTTGCTTCAGGCTTGGTGTAATAGTTGCTTAAATCGACTGAACCACCGCTACCTTCATAACCTGCAAACAAAACAGATAACAAATCTTGGATATTGTCACGAGTAACAGGAACATCATTCACCTGTATATTGGAAAGTTGTTCTGTTACTATTTTATTGTAAAAGCGATTGTAAAATGAAACGGTTTCAGATTCATTTTCAACTGTATAGCTAATTTCATTCAAAGGGTATAAATCCGATTTATCATCAAATTTAAGCTCTGCATATTTACTTGTAGTGTTTATTTTCAACATCTTTATTTTTTGATAATAGATAAATTATTATTTAAGTGGTGTGGCAATCATTACCTGAATCATCTGATTGGATAGCAATACTTGCTTCACGGGTTAACTTATCGTATGTGATACGGCATACATAAGTATAAGAAGTCTTATATGTTGAATGATTTGAAGTACAGGCTGCTTTCACAAATTTGGATTGTTCCCCTGAATAGACTTCTTCACCACCTTCATTTATAAAGTTATATCCGTCTTTTACCATTTCACCACCTTTATAGGCTTTAATCTCGAAAGTCATATAACCATTTTTCTTTTCGCCATACCAATTGCAATATACATCAACATATATCTTATCAGGAAGATTGGGTAAGTTTTCTTCCGAGCATAAAGCCAACATATCTATAAAGGTACATTCATTACCGCTTGATGTATTATCACCACCATATATTAAGTATTGGGTAACAGCAGTGTTTGAATTGCCCTTCATATTCCAACCAACAGCCAAACCATCAATTGTAGTACCTGAAGCATCAACCAAACCACTGTTTACCAATTCTGTTGCGGTGTCTAAGTCCCTGCCATCTTCAGCAGTCCATTTATATCTATATGTTAGGAAATTGAAATCAGGTATCTTAATAATCTTTGCTGCTTCTTGGGTAACAGTGAAAACAATTTTTTCATCACTTGAAGTATCATGTGTTAATGTGAATACAGCAGTCTTTTCCTCTTCAATATCTGATTCAGATACTATTATTTCAAATGAATTGGTATTTGCCGTATATGTGACAAAGTTTGAATGTGATATATTGGTTGATAGGGAATAAGTACCTGCACCACCTGCACACATTATTGATAACCTGATAGAACATCCTGCTGCCGAACAAATAACACCGTTTGGTGTCGGTGTAACCTGTTCGCCTGTTGCATCCACACCTGTTGACTGCAACACCAAGTTCTGAACCTTCACATCAATTTCTTCTTGTGTATAGGTGTTTTTAAACTTGAATGTTCCATTTCCATAATTGCTATTTCTTTCAAATTTTGCAATATTATCACCTGCACCACCTTCATTTAAATTACAAGTAGCCTTATCACTTGCTTGTATCATCTTCCAATCGTGTTGGGAATATATAGTAACATTCTTGGTTCTTACATTTCTTGTCAGGGTAATAAGATTGGGTGTTGCGGTTATAGAACCTGTAATTTCAGGTCTGCATTCCATGTAATTCAGTTTCTTCACCACATTACCACCTTTCAATACAGAATCGGGTGTAAAAGTACCTTCTGATTCATATTTGGATGAATCAGGGTTTGATTTGCCTTGAAGTACCACAATAGCCTGCTTCTTTCCCGATATGGAACATATTTCACCGTTAATATCAAGTGCTTCACCCTTATCAATTGTTTCTTTCAAAGCATAAGTGGCAACCTGATAACCTGTATTCTTTGATGATGCGTTCAGTTCACAATAAATTGGTTCAAAAATCGGTCTGTACTGAAATTTAGCACCACCGCCATTTACCATATAATCAGGGTTTACTTCAAATAATGGAAATTGGCTATTCTTGGATAAGGTTACTGAATAACCGATTGAAGAACCTTTTGTGCCCGTTTCAGCAGTATAGGTAAGCGGAACACCACCATCAGAACCAAACACAAAATAACGTCCTTCGTTAGTTCTGAACAATACTAAGAATTTCCTTTTGTTGGTTTTCAATATTTCAGCCTGTATTTCTGAATCGAATTTTGATATATATGTGGTTAGTTCCTGTGTATATCCACCATTCGCAAACTTTTCGGTAAACTTGGATTCGTCAATAGTCTGCAACTCATACCATTTGCCTTTAATATAAATGTTATCAATATATATTTCAGAATATAATTTATCATCCCTGAATTCATACGTTTGGAAATCATCAATATTCAATACCCAAAGTGAATGAATGCCTGAAATGGAATATTTGCATTCCCCTGTTAGGTTTTTATTTAGTTTACAATCCATTTTCTTTTTTAAAAGAGATAAAAAAAGGTGGTACAACCTAAGTCATACCACCTTATATAAACTATTTTCAATTCAATTACTCTGTTACAACAACAGTAGGTTGAAGTAATGCACGTACAATTTCTTCATCTTTAACCAATTGTGCAACTTCCTGTTCAATTCCTGCCATTACGATTGTAAACCCGTTGGCATCCGCTTCTGCTGCGCCACTTGCATAATTATTAGAACTTGTAACCATACCATTCAATCTGCCCAAACAAACTACTTTGTTGTTATTGTCAACCACAAAGGCTGTATAACGTCCCAAGTCTAATGCTTGTGTTTCTTTAAGGATATTGGTGTCATACTCTGTCATTATGAAGGTCAAAATATGTGTACGGTATTTATTGCTGTTACCACCTTCTGTTAAATCGTCCGTCCACTGTGCAGTACCATCTGCAAATTCCATCTGATATACTTTTTGTCCCGTTCCTAAAGTGATTGCTGAAATTATACCGTCAGCATCTTGTTCGTACTTATTAGCAACATCAAAGTTCGCCAAATACAAGCGTTTGATACCTGCCATACGGTACATACAATCACGTGTTATATTGTTAGATAATTTACAACTCATTTTATTTTGTGTTTTCTTCTTTATTATTTGAATAAAGGGGTATATCTCAACCCCTTATATTAGATTTAAGCGTATAATACTGCTTCACTTGGATAAGCGATTGCAACACCGACTTTTAAAGCACCTTTAACCCATAATCTGTTTTCATTTGGTTTAGGGAATGTACCTAATTCGATATTTGCGAAATCTGATACCAAGTCAGTCAACATAATTAAGTTATCTACATTTGCAGCAACCATTTGACCGTTTGTAATACCAACAGCAGGTACAATTTCAACACCTAAATAGCGGATAGTTCCACCATCAACTGTAAATGCAGCAGCAATTACTTGTGAATCCACATTTGCCAAAGCCATTTTCAACGCTCTGTAAGAGTTGTAAGAAACAAAAATTTTAATTGCATCTTCACCTTGTTGCAATACAGCTTCAGGAATTGCGATAAATACTTTTTCCAACTCATTAATAATGTTTGCTTTTGTCAAAGTAGAACCTGATACTTTAATTGAATCGGTTGCATCATTCAAGATTTTCACAAATCCATCAAATTCATTATCATTAGTTGCATCACCACCGAACAACATTCTTTCAATATCTGCATTCACTGATTTACCAACAATATCCAAACTTGCTTCACCAAGTGTTGCAGGTAATTCATCCACATTTGCGCCTGCCTTCATTTTGTCAACCAACCAAGTTGATTCAAATTTTTCAATACAATCTTCTAATTGAATCTTATAATCGGTTACAGTTGCTAATGCTTCAGATAACTTCAAAGCTGCTGTTGGATTCCAACCGCAATCGTGATTTGATTTTTGTAATACGTTTCCATCTAAATCTAACATATTTAGATAGGTGCTTTTCTTCACGTTAGGAAGTATTCTAACATAATTTCCTTCTACAATCTTTCCTGTAAATAAGGCTTTTGTGAACCATTCAGGCTGTCTGCTTGCTTGGTAACTAATACCTGTAATATCGTACATTTCTGCCATGTTCTATTTTGTGTTTTTCTTTTCTTATTTTGTAATAGATAATTTCTATTTTATTTATTGCTAATTCTCAATTGATAAGCAATCTGTTCTGCACGTGTCATTTTCTCAAATGGTTTAGCAGTAGCATTTAAGGCTGTTGGAACAACAGGGGAAACAGAAGGTGTTACTTTCTTCATTTCCGTAATTTCAGTGTCTTTTTCTGTAACAGTACCTTCCAATTCGGCAATCTTGGCTTCAAGTTCGGCAACCTTTGCCTTTAATGCTTCATTTTCTGCCATTACAGCATCAACATCCACTTCAGCAGGTACATCTTCCATTTTTTCTTTATCCTTTTCATCTTCAACAGATTCATCTTCTTTCTTTTCTTCATCTACTGAAGCCAATTGTGCAGGGTTTTCATTTGGTACATCAACAGGTGCAGGAACGGCTTCAGCAGGTTCGGTTACAGCAACAGCAGAAGGTTTGACTTCAACAAATTGCCCTGCATCATCAATAACTAATGTATTACCGTCATAAAGTTTGTGTTCACCTGAAGGTGCTTGTTCATTATCAATAGTTGCAAAACCATCTTCATCAACCATAACTTCCTTACCGTCATACAATTGGTAGATTCTTACATTTTCGCCTGAATCAGTTGCATCAGTTCTTTGCACATCTTCAATATCCAATAAGAATTTGCCTATCTTGCTTAACAGGCTTGTTTTCTTGTGTTTATTCATATTATTTTTCTTTATTATCTTATTTAGTTTTAATTCTTGATTGAAAAATCCTTCCAAACTGAATCCTTTTACCTTTCCTGTCATTACTTCATTTTCCCAATAACTTTTATCAGTGACTTTATAACTTGCCATCAGTGTACCTTTGGGAAGGTCTTTAAATCCTAAAGCGTTTGATTTGTCATTTTCGGGATTTTCCACAATCCAAAGTTCAGTTAAGTAATTACCCTTTAGTTCGGATTCGTGTTGGTGTGTCGTGTGTTGCAGTGCCAATCCTGCTTTCATCATCTTGTGGGAAATCTTTTCAATTTCAACTTCTGAAAATTGGATATAATAAGGTTGATTCTGTTCGTCAAGTCTATATATCAATTGATTTGGTTTTAACACAACACCTGTAAGGATTTGCTTTTTTGTATCTTTGTTTAATAACACCGTCTGTTTTGATAATGCGACAAAATTTTCCTCAACAGCAGGTTCATCAACAAAGGAGATTGCGTAAATTCCTGTTATGTCATTCAGGGATTCATCAACTTTACACTCATATATTGGTATTTTAGCCATTATCAATTTTTGATAATAGATAAATTGAAATAAAAAAAGGTGATACGGCTACCCATACCACCCTTTATAAACAATTTTCAATTAATTGCTTGCACCTGCCAATTCACGTACAGAAGTCATTCTGCTTTGTACATCCTGTATCTCTTTAACTGACACAGAAGGTTTGAAATCAATCGAATTGATTGCATCCAATATCCTGTTATCATTTGCAGTAGCCGCACCAACAGTATCAAGATTTGCCAATTGCCCACCTGTTTCATATTGAACTTTGAAAGTCGGTGCAGGTGTGATTGAAGTATTGCCTTTCCTGTTGAAATATGAAACAACATCATTAACCTGTATTTCTTTTCTTGATGTATTGATATATTCAATCAATCCTAAGTTCTTTTGTGTAGAAATTCGATTCACCACATATTCACCACCTTCAACTTCAATACCTGTATTTCCAACAGGAATACCACCGTCTTTATGTCGTTTACCATTCAATAAACCACCATCTTCAAGTTTGGCAATCTGTGCTGAAATGATACCCGTTTGGATTGCACCCATACTGCCCACCAAAGCAGCAGCCACAATATTTGCAGGAAACGGAACACCTGCAAGTGCCTGAAGAACACCTAAAGCAGACTGTGCAATACCTGTAACAAGCGATTGCACCAAACTTGCTTTCTTTTGTTTCTTTTCAATCTTGGCAATTTCCTTTTCACGTTTTTCTTTTTCCTTTGCCAATTCCTTTTCCTGTTTTGCAAGCTCTTTATTGGCTTCCATTTCCCTTGCAATCTGTTCCTGTACCACAATAGCACGTCCACCTGTTGCAGTCTTGGCTTCTTCTTCCAATTCTGCCAACCTTGCATTTGATTCTTCTTTCTTTGAAACAGCTTCATCATAAGCTTCAGTCACTTCATCCAATTTTTCCTGTGCTTCTTCCAACTGCATATCAAATATACTTTGTGCAGCATCAAATGCACCTGACAACAGTTCATTCACCCCTTCATACACCTTGCCAACCTTTTCTGCCAAATCAGCAAAATATTGTTGTTGAACCTGTGTTGAAGCCTGTGTGTTATCTTCAATATTCTTGTTGGTGACTTTGATTTTACTTTCAATATCATTCAAAGCAGCCTGTTTTTTTTCCTGCAAATCCTTATATTCCTGTGAATTTTTGGAATATAAACCTGCCATATCATCATAATACTTACTGATACGGTCTTTGGATGAATTAAGGTTATCCAAATACTTGTTCAGTTCCTCACCAATCTTCTTATAATTGGCTTTGGTTGCATCCACATCAATCAAATCAAACTTACCGTCTTTCTTAACCGCATTTTTTGTAAGGTCTTGGATTGAAGTGTAGTGTGAATTCATCAACTTCAATTCAGAATCAAGTGCCTTCTGTGTTTCTTCAACCTTTTTCTTCTTGGCATCTTCATTAATCTTATTGATTGCTTCAGTCTTTTCAGTTTCCAAAGCCACTAAATCAGCCTTTTGTGTTTCTTCAAGTTCCTTTATACGTGCGTTTTTGGCTTCGGTTATCTTGGTTGTGTCCTGCTTTAGTTTTTCAGCCTTTTTAATCAGTTCGTTATATTGTTCTTCAATCTTTTTCTTTTCATCCTCATTCTTTTGCTTCAGTAATTCGGCTTCTTTGCCATAAGCCAAAGCCACTTCATCAGAAGTTTTGGCTGCTTTCTTCTGTACGGCAATCAACTTTTCTTCATTTGCAATTGAAAGTGCATAAGCTTCTTTGTTGAATGAATCCAAAGATTTCTTATAATCTTCCAATTGTTTTTTTCTTTCATCAGCAATCTTTTTGGCATCCTCTGCCGCTTTCTTGGCATCTTCAGCTTTTTTCTTTTCGGCTTCTTTCAGTTTCTCGTTATATTCCCTGTCATAAGCCCATTTTTCACGCTGCACTTCCGCATACTTTTCCTTGTCCCCTTTGTATAAGGAAAGTTGGTAAGCAAAATATTTGTCATATAACTTTTTGCCCTGTTCGGTGTACTTGTAATCAGAACCGTATTTTGCTTCATTATTCTTAATTAGGGTATCAGTTGTTTGTAATGCACCCTCAATAAACTTCCTGTTTCTTTCTTCCGTATCTTTGGCAATCTGTTTGTTCTTGCCTTCCGCATAATTGCCCATTACATCAAAACCCTTCTTGAATTCATCAACCGCACCACTGAAATCACCTTTCATCAGTTTGAACAAGGCTTTGAAAGGTGCAACTATATAGTTGGTAATCACACTTCCAATACCTGCCAAAGCAGCCTTAAAACCGTCTATTGGTGCAATCAGTTTCAAAAACCAATCCTTTATTTCTGAAAAATTGGCAATCAACAAACCAAGCAATACCACAATTGCACCGATACCTGTTGCAATCAGGGCTTTACTGAATGTTTTGGTAGCTACTGTTGCAGCGTTTGTTGCCACTGTATTTGCACCCTGTGCAGCCGTTTCAGCAGCTAATGAAGCGGTGTTCTTCTTATGGTCTAAACCAAGAACCTTTAACGCCTTTGAATAAAGAAGATTGGTTGCAGTACCTTTCTTGGTTATGTTTTCTTGAAGAACCTGAAGTGATTGAAGGGTTGCCATCACACCCTGTAATTTTGCAATCTGTTCTGCCACTTCTTCACCCGACACACCGAACATACTCATTACACCCGTTGCAGTCCCGAAAGCAGCAGTTAAAGATTCGCCAACATTAACTACTGAAGCCAACCCTTTTGTTGAAGAAGCATAAGTATCAACCGTATTGGCTGCTTCGTTAATGGCTCGTTTGGCTTCACCTGCTTGTTTGGCTAAAGTTTGGAATTCCTCGCTTGCAGGGTCAACACCTTGTGAAATCATCAGTGCCAATTTATCTTCAAGTTCTCCTGCACTTGCTTTGAACTGTGCAGCCTGTTCAGTCAAACTTGCGGTTGCCTTTTCATAATTACCCACTGAATCCTGAAATCTGCCTGTACTTTCTTTTGCTTCCTTGTATGCTGCATCCAATTCCTGAATCCGCTTCAACAGCTTACCGCCAACTTCTTCAGATTCACGTTCGGATTTTGAAAGGTTGTCGTAATGTTTGCGAAGTAATGAAAGCTGTGCGCCCATTTGTTTTATTGAACCTTCAGCAGCAGTATTTGCTTTCACTTCCTGTTCAACAACCGATTTGCGTTCACGCAAAGTTTGGGTTGCTGCAATCTGCTGTTTGGTTGCATCTTCTTCAAGTTTTGCGATTCTGTCTAATGTGGCTTGGTACTGTTTTTGGGCTTTATCATCTTCAGTAACGGTTTCCGTCTTTTTCTTTGTCGAAGCTGTTACAGTGGTATTGGAATTATCCAACTGCTTTAAGGCATCAACCAAAGAAAGAACATCATTATATGATTTTTCTATACCGTCTATCTGAATGGTAAATATCTTTTTATCCATTATTCTTTTTGAAAATAGATAAAAAGAAAGTGGTGCAGCCATTACAGCCACACCACTTGGATATTAATTCATCTTTCGGATAAGTTTCAATTTTGCTTTGTTTTTTTCTGTTATATCATAACCTTCAATAGAACTTATATAATATAAGTCACCATTCCACTTAACCAAACTTGAACCATCCAACCTGTCATATTCATCAGGGGTCAAGTAACATTCAATTTCAGTATAATTGGTGTCATTTGAAGCAATCACCGTGAAATAAGTGGTTAAGATGGTGTTTCCTTTATTCTTATAGTCCAATATTAATATCTTATCCTTGTTGAAGGTGTTGGAAACATCAGCCAATTTCAAATCCTTACCACCAATTGAAATATTACCTGCAACATCATTCAGTAAACCTTTATAATACCAAAACCTTTGAGCATAAGAGGTATATAGTTTCTGAACACCTTCAGAATAGTTCATACTATCTTCCCATATTTCATAATTTGAAATGATTGGCAATTGGATTGTTTTTTCTGTTTCGCTACCAACCTTTTTTCTAATATCCTTATACCAACAATAGCTGAAATTGGAAGTTTGGGTTAATACAGTACCATCAACCGTACCTGTTTCAAACCTGCCACCGCCATCTTCACCTGTCCTTCTGTAACCTTCTTCCTCGTCATTTATGGTAAATCCAAGTTCAAAAGCTGAAGGTAATCCAAGTGGGGTGTTGTTTCTGAAATTTATGTTGGCTTTGTTTTCTAAATCAATTACAGAAGTGGTGTTAAGCGTATTTGTCTGTTTCACATCCAAATCAAAGTTTCTTAATCCGTTCATTCTTAAAGTCAGGTTGAAAGCCTTGCAAAAATTATCAATCCATTCATCCGTTTTCATATCATTTGGAAGGAACTTTATCAAATCAATATCATCTTTCTTGAAGTTTGATTCATCATTCCAATTCATTTTCTGATAACCGTTGCCATTATTGTTAATGGTTATCCAAGATGTATCGGTTCGGAATGGCTGCACGTCCAATTCAAAACTCATTTTCATATATGCACAACCCCAATTCCATTTTGTCTTGTCTGTATTACGTCTTAAATCGTTTGCTTCCGCAACAGCAAGCAAGGTGATATGTTCCCCTTTTTCCAAATATACAATTTGATATACTTCACCATTCCCCATATAATCACCACTTTGGCTTATATATGAATTGGGGATATTGTCAATATGCGTTTCGTAACGGTTTGATTCTCTCCAAGCCAAATCAATTGTTTCTTCACCTTCAACTTCTTCACCCGTTTCAGGGTCAACTTCAATTGTTGCATCATTATCCGTACCCCAACACCAACAGCCATCAGGGTTATTATAAGCTGAATAAATCTTTTTACTTTGGGTATATGACTTGTCCCAAGAATAGCCGTTTTTAATGAACATATAGTTTGCAGGATAACCCTTTGGGTTATAGTCCGTATCATTATCAACCCGTCCGAAATGTAGTCCGCATAAGAATTTTTCATCAGTCGAAGCATCAATAAGATGTGCTTTATATTCTTTGGGAAAATACTTTGGATAATTTTCAGGGGATTTGTTTGAAAAATCGCTGTTCTGTGGGTTGTTGGGCTTGTAGTAGAACCCTACAATTGTCTTATTGGAAGTTTCAAAATCACCTGAACCATAATCACGAACCAATTGAATTTCATAACGCTTTCTTCCAAACCTGTTGTTTCTTGAACCGTTCTTGTACTGACCTGCCGAAGTGAAACGGTTTCCTGTAACACCATCTTCCCATTTCCAACCGCTGTTTCTTCCTGAATGGTTATATGTATTGTCCAATTCAATAGAACCTTTTACCTTTATCTTATACAGTCCTGATTTTGGAATGGTGATAAAAGCCTTTTTTCTTCTATACCTGTCATCATTCCATTTGTCTTTATTGTCACTTGTAATAATATTAGTTCCTGAATCACTGATTGATGTGAAATTCACTTGGTTACAGTCCAAAAGGTTGACTGTATAGAATGTGCCCTTGTCTGTTTCGTTTCTTTCAATATTCCGTTCAAATGTTCTGCTGTCGTTGTATCTGTTAACAACAGATTCCCAATTTCCCTGAATGTTGAAACTGCACAGCCTTCCCCAATTCCATTCCTGCACATAATCTTCTTCATTCTTATAAGAAACAAACAGGTTGGTAAGTCGGGAATCTTCAAAGGCAGTCCCACCAAGTGTATAGCCATTATTGTTGAAAATGGTTTTAAGCATCTGCAAGCAGTTTACAGAAGGTGGAATATCTTCAATACCCAATCTTACATATTCATCCCATAAATCCTTTGCAGTATATTCGCCAACCACTTCACCGTTTACTACCGCATTCGGATTTGTAGATACTTTTGGCAATAAACCGTATAATGCAAAAGGAAAGATGCAGGGCTGTATCTCTGTTTTTTGCTTGGTATTGTATTCAGTAATGGAAGGTGCAAAATCTGTAAAGGGTATTATCCAACTTCCGTTTTCTGTAAGTTTTTTAGAACCAAAAATATCTTTGATGGTCTTTGCAGCAGGGATATATAAGTTACCCTTATAAGTATCTTCATCAATTTCTGTAAGACGAAACTTACCGTCAAATACTTTAATGCTGTCAACAATCAACAAAGCCTGATATTCATAATTGAATTTGTTCTTTACTTCCTCAACATTCGCAAAATTGAATATCGTATTGTTGGTGTTGGAAGTAGGCAATTTGATTGTGAAACTGTACTGTACATCTTTGGTTGTTATTTCAGAAGGTATAAGAATCTCACGTTGGAATCTTACACCCAACTCATAAGGGTTTACAATATCGCATAAGTGATTATTGATATATAATTCGGTATTAACCATATCTTTTTGAAAAAAGATAAAAGGTGATACAGTTACCCATACCACCTTTACATATCATTACCCTTTGATGATGCCATTAAACGTATCTGAAAAATGATATTTCATTTCAACTTGGTAGGTATCTTCATCATCATTATATTTCAAAGTCAAATCATCCACAATCACATATCTAAGTGTGTCTAATTCATATACCACTTTTGAAGCAGCCAATTCCCTTAACCATTCAACCGTTTCATAATCCACCATATCCGACTGTATGACAAACTGTTCTTCAACTTCCTTTTTAAACACTGATTCAATTTCGGAACTAATCTTATAATCAGGAAGAAGGGTTTTATAGATTGTTGAAACATCTGTTTTAAACTCTGTACTCCATGTACCGCCAAAGTTGAATGAATCCCAACCGCCTAACCTGTTTAGAAACGCAAATTCATTTGTCCTGTTCAAACATTCAGGTACAACATTATATTTCAATTCCTCACTGATAGGTGTGTTGTCCTTGTTTAAAGCCACTGTAAACGAACCAACCGTTTTATTGGTATTCTTTTCAACTGTTTCAATATCAGGGTTCAATTGAATGGTGTTTACAACATACATTTGCTTTCTGTTTTTATCCTGTCTGTTTATGGTCGTTATATATTCACCTGAAGGTGTGTAATACCTGTATGACAAGCCAAAATTGAATTCAGGTGATATGTTGATGTTATGTTGTGCATCTGAAAGAATGAAGTTGAAGTACTCCGTTTGTCCTATCACATAATTCTTATCAGGTGCATTAGTCAAAGGTTTAATAACAGTGGGGTACAGGGTATCATATACATAATCAGTCAAATCATTATTATTCAAAGTATAGTCATAACCATTCAATACATACAATACATTTGATATATAAAAAGGAATCCTTGTTTCTCCGTTATAGGTCTTGGCAATATACCTGTAATCGGAACACGTGCCTGCATCCACCCAATCCGAAGATGTAAGGAATTCTGTTTTATATCCGATTTTCTTGCTGATAAGGGTGTTGGTTTCAAACCAAAGTGAATCCTGATAATAATGCTTTGAAAGTGTGGTTACAAATGTACCAAAGTCAGCTTCAGAAGGAATATCCTTCACACCTAAAAAAACATCCGTATCTGTATATAAGTCAAGTTCAATTTCTGTATCTCCCTTACCGCCATCAATTGTATCTAAGTTGGTTGATACTGAAGGATTGCCCGATAATGAAAGAAACGTATAATTCAAACCTTCAAAACTGAAAGTGAACTGTTCACCTGCACCTTTGGAAGTCATATAAATTGTATAACCGTTGGTAATGTTAGTGCCATTAACCGTAAAAGGAATGGTAATTTCAAAGTTGTTCTTTAACCAACTGTCCTTCATCATCACAATACGGATATTTTCAGCGGTAACAGCCCTGTCGGAATTAAGCAGAAAGGTATTTGTGTTGATATTTCCTTTGATGTTAGTTCCCCTGAATGTGTGTTTTATACCCGTTGATTTTTCCACAATTGAAAAAGTGGCTGCTTCAGGGAATTCTTCACCACCTGCATAAGTACTGCCAACCGTCAAATTGATTTTGATAGGTACTTTTCGGTTATCTTTTGTGGAAAAAGTAACAAAGTTTGGATTATGTGCTAATGTAATCTTCTTGTTTTCAACTACATTAGCTATATTTTTATTTGTAAAATAGCCCACAGTATATATTTTTTATTTCATTTATTATTTAATCTTTAAAGAAGTTCTGTAACTCCGTTATTATTGCGGTAAACAGTTCATCAAAATACTGTTTTTCAAATAGTTCTTCGATATTATTAGCAAGGGTTGCCAAAATCGGTCTGCCTGTGTGCCCATCACGCCATATTGCCCTTGAAATAAGCCATAATGTACTGTTATCCGTTGGAATCCCATTCTTTGAAGCCCAATCCCTTAAACAGTCAATTGGTGGTTGCTTACCATACTTCTTGGGTCTGTTCCATTCCAAGTACACAACATAATGATTGAAAAAGGTTTGGATTATCGGATTGCCTGTTGCCTGTATCTTCTGTTCCAAATCCGATTTTAAGGCACTGTTCTTTAATGTATTCTTCCCAACCTTATCATTAACTGATATTGAATCATCTTCCATTATGATTGTTGCCAAAGTCAGTATATCATTACCGATTGCTTCTACTATCTTTATTGTTTCCTTGTTCATCTTCTAATAGGTATATCAAAGTCAGGAAGTTTGTTTGTAAATGTTTCACAACCGTTTTCTGTTACTGTTATATTAAAATCAGGTATGGTTGTTTCTTCTTCCAACTGCTTATTATCATCAAACTGTTCAGGTAACAAACATAAGTTTGCAATATTCTTTGTAATCAAATTACAACTGAACCTGCATCCGATACTGTTATTATCGTAATAATCAGATAAGGTTAGATAAGTCCAATCAGGCTTTATGGTAAAATAAGAATCTCTATCCTGTTTTATTTTCTCTATCATATTCAACCCGATACTGAAGGCTAAAGATTGCAGGTGTTCGGTTGAATGTTCTGTATCAGGAATAAACAAAACGGAAAAGTTTACAGAATTGGAAAATACAGAACCATTAGTACCTGTATTACTTCCAATTATAGGTTCTTCAAGCCAAAGCAAAGGGTGAGGTTCATTACCTGCACCCAATTCATAATTCTTATTATAGTAGAATGATTTGATTGTTCTGTGTGTACGTGCTAATTCCCTGAATGTATTTACTATTGTTTCTATCATTTTCCAAATAGTTTACTTTTTATTCTTTGAAAGTTGTTCTTCAAACTTATATTGTGCTTCTTCTGCCTGTGCTTTGTCAAGTCTGTAACATAAGAAGTTGAACACTGTGATAACTGTTTGTTCAGTGACTTCATCAAACTTCTGTATTTCATCATTTGCAATTTCGGCAATAACCTTATACCATCCCCATTTTCTGCTGAAGTCCTGATAAGGCTTGCAAATTGGTTTGCCTGTTCCACTACCTTTGAATAGAATGTTGTAATCATCAATAAGTTCTTTTTTAACTGCAAAAAAAAAGCAAGCAGGGGAAACACTTCATTCATCTTCAAATCTTGGAATGACTTCTTTCTTTCCTTTAATATCTTGGAATCATACTTTTCACCCTTTTTCAAGCAGACTATTGCAAGTATTTCAGATAACCGTGAATCATTACCTTTTTCTTCAAAGGTGGCTTCAACGTCCACATATTGCGCTAATGTCAATTCATCCTTGACCGATACGGAATACACTGCATCATCAATAACAATCTTGTTGGATGGTTTGAAATCATTTCCTGCAAAGGCAAAACTAACCATATTCAGTACATCAGTATAAAAGGATAATGGAAGGGTTGATAACAGGTCAAATGGAATGGTTGAAATAAGTGATACCAATTCAACTTCCTTCATCTTTGTATCAGCAACATAATCAAACCACTTTTCATATTGTCCCAAAGTGACATCATCCCAACTTTCGGGAACATTATATAATGTATCTTCTATCTTTATTCTTTTCATCTTCTGAATTTTGTTAAAAGATAAAAGGTAGTGGAAACAAAAAAGGGTTGGAAGTTCCAACCCTTATCAATCAAACTGCAAATTTTGTTTTCATCACATCCATCTGTTTAAGAATGGTGGTATCAAGCAGCTTGGCATATCTCTGTGTCATTTTAATGTTGGTGTGTCCCAATATCTTTGATACAGAATTCAATTCCACATTATTGTTCAGAAACAAGGTTGCTGCCGTGTGCCTTGCCACGTGTGTATGAAGGTCTTTCTTTATACCACATATATCACCAAGTTCCTTCAAATACCCGTTCATCTTTTGGTTGCTTATAACAGGTAGCTTATAATCGTACTTTTCCAATATATGTTCACTGACGGGTAACAAGGGTATCTTGCAATTGATACCTGTTTTGAAACGCTTGGTATCAATCCATTTATTGCCCTGTTCATCTTCAACAACATATTCCTTTCTTAGTAACTTGCAGTCTATATAAGCCAAGCCTGTGAAGCAATTGAATACAAACACGTCACGAACCTTTTGCAAACGTTCAATTGTCAGTTCCTTGTTCATTAGGGTTGCAAGTTCCATTTCTGTTAAATAATCAACCTTCACTTCCTGCAACTTGTATTTCACGCCAACAAACGGATTGATATTGATGTATCGGTTGTTCAAAGCCAAATTGGTAATCTTCCTTAGTTTCTTCAGGTTGCCAATCGCACTGTTGTTCTGCATCTTGGTTAGAAGGTAGGTGAAGAACCCGTTTACAAAGGAAGAATTTACTTCAGACAAAAATATATCTTCACGTCCGTTACATTTCAGTTTGATGTAATCCTGCAAATGGTTGTAGGCTGTCAGGTGCTTAATATAACTTGGCATCCGTACTGTTTTGCCTGTTTGTTCCAAGAATTCCTTATTGTGTTCCCTGTACAGTTCCAACAGCATATATTGTTTCTTCACAATCTTACCGTTCATCATATCCTTCATATTGGTACAGGTAACGGGAATATCCATTTCAATAAGTTTGGTTTGGGCTTCATATACCTTTGACTTCATCAGGCTTAGAAACTCATTCAGTTGGATTGCTTCTGCACTTCTTCCTTTAATAACCTGCTTCTTGCAATCGAACAAGGAAGGTTTGACCTTTCTTGGAAGATTGATGTAAGTTCTTTCCGCATTAATACACAAACTTAATTCAATAGGGGATTCACCTGCCTTGTTAGCTTTGGAAGGTCTAACCAAAAAAGAAACTGCAAACGTATTCATTACATTTAATTTAATTGTTAGTAAATCAAACGTTCTTATGAATTCAAATTTGAAGCTGAATATTATGTGTCGGAGACACGAAAAGTAAAGGTACAATATTTAAAAAGTAACCGATATATAACATTCATTAGTTCAGGTGGTTAGAATACATGAATGTTACGCATGGATTGGTCGCACGGGTTACTAATAGTTGGTCGCACATTATGCACACTATTTTTAAAAGTGTAGCAAAGGTAAGAACATAAAAAAAGCACTAATATATTGAATATCAGTGCTAAATATTTGTTCTTTATTCTCCTTTGCGGTGCGTACGGGACTCGAACCCGTGACCCCATGCGTGACAGGCATGTATTC